ATCTCTCTCGCTTCTTTTTTTGCCTCATCTAATGTGTCATTGGTTCCTCTGGAAACAATCTTCTGGCGGATTCCGTAGCTTGTCTTTCCATCAACTGTAGCCTCAACAGGTGAGCATCCATCATCATTTGCTTTTCCGATGATTTTTACCCTTGTAACCATCCCGGTAGTGCTGATCTTATGGTTTACTTCTGTAAGATGCTGTGTTTCTTCAAAATGATATACTGTTTTATTTGTTCCAAAACCAACTACGGTCACATTCATTTTCACAGCCCGCAGACATGCCTCAATGCCGCCTTTCTTTTTGGCTTCCTTGAGGATTTTCACAACCACTGTTCCAAGCTTTTCAGACTTATAAGCCAGTTTCCCATGCTTCACATTTGGTCCGCTGTAAGATGTGACCTTTATGCCCCAGCGTTTCAGCACTTGGACTATGGCTGACTTTGTCTTTACGCCGGCTGAAAAATATACATGATCTTGTGATTCCTGCAGATCATATAGAACATCGTATGCCTTTACCTTAAACTTCTCTCCGGATGTTCTCGCTGAAGGATTCCATTCAACTATTTTCCCTCTGGTTGCTTCGGCATTTTTGCCGCCATTATAGGAATACAAAAGCGCTGCATAACACCCAGGTTTGGCAAGAGAAGAAATTCTTCCCTTTGAAGTTTTATCGTTTTTGGCCGAAAAACTAATTCTGGCCGCAAGCTGGTTCTCTCCCTCTTCCCAGGATACATCTTCGACAAATTGCGTGATGTCGTAAGCCTTTTTATCTGCAGTCATAATGGCCACGAGGTATTTATATTTCATTGGATTTATCAATACTCTCGCCTCCTTATGGTAAAGTCAGTACTGTTCCTGGATATATCCAATGTCCGTTGTCGCTATTGCGCCGGCCATGTTTCTTAGCAGCCGCTTCAATAACCTTCTTATTGGCATTGTAGATATTTCTCCACTTTGATTCAGTTTTATATTTCTTACGAGATATTCCGCAAAGTGTATCGCCTCGGACAATCCTGTAGGTCTTTTTCTTTTTAGTAGATTTCTTGGTACTTGGCCTAGTGGTTTTCTTTTTCTTTTTAGCTTTTTTCTTAGTCCCCAGTTCCTTTGTTGTATAAATCTTCATCTCGACATATGGAACAAAAGATATCTCGTAGGAATAGTCCCCATGTCCGCCAAAAGGCTTATACTCAAAAGATTTGATAGTAACATCTTCATTGATACCAGCTTCAGAAACCACCAGATTTAAAGGTGTCTTTTTTGTCTGCCAGCTTTTCAGTTTGCTGGCGCAGGTTTTTGG